TAGAAGAACTAACTCATACCGACCATCGGGAATTAGAGAACATACCAAATGACGCTGAATTTGCAAATCTTCAAAGGTTGGCTGGTTTCCTTGAAATCGTCAAAAGCGTACTTGGCGGTAAGCCAATTATGGTTAACTCTGCGTTCCGCAGTAAAGAGGTAAATGACGCGGTAGGCTCAAAAGATACCTCTCAGCACCGAGTAGGGTGCGCTGCCGATCTAAGAGTGCCTGGCATGACTCCTGACGAGGTAGTAAAAGCAATCATTGCGTCTGGGATTGGTTACGACCAAATTATTCGTGAGTTTGACCGATGGACGCATATTTCTGTGCCTAATACCCATGATGGAACACCTCGTAAACAAGCCCTTATTATTGATAAACAAGGCACTAGGGTCTACGTTTAGTCTTCTACGCTCATATAAAGAACTGCGACTAGGATGCCTGCGCCTATAAACGCACCAACAAGTAGCACAACAATAATGGTAAGAATACTACTAAGCATCACGACTCCTTATATCGTAAAACCAATCATCTGAGGCAACCCACTTGCGTGACCCGTCCACCGAGTAGGTTTGGGTGGCAACATTAAAGTCTGGTGTTAGTGTTCCTGAGACTAGACTTTGGTCGTACCAAATACACCGATTGTTGGGTTGGCAAGCAAACTGTCCATTGTCGAGTTTAATGAAATTAAAAGATTTGTGTTCCTCTGCGGTCTCAGAAAACCCCGTATCAATGTCGGTCTGGTCTGCACAAAAGTCCACAGTAAACATATAAGTTCCAAAGTGCCATTGGCGGTCTTTACCAAAAACCTTAACACTTAGATTCCTAAGTAAGACCTTTTCAATGATGGTAAACCGATACCCAAGACAATCCCACAACTGGAGAGCGTCTAAGGGTAAGTCCCCACCATCTTTCCAACAGTAAGCGTGAATAGGCAGCTTGTCGTACAAAGCCCCATAACGGGGTAAGAGAGATTCAATCCTAAAGACTTGCCCTCTAATGGCTTTGAGAGACACCCAGATACAGGGTTCTAATTCTCCATGACCCTTGTGTTGGTCATACAGGAATTCTTTGCGTATAAAGCATTTTAAAGGTGGTAGAGAGCCTACTAGATAACTCATTTTGCCCTCGCAAACACATAAAAGTGGCGCACCCGTACATCTCGTTTTTGTATTATTTTGGGGGCTGACCAAAAATGAGGGTAAAAGGTCTTCATAAAATCTTTGTGAAAGGCATTCATAGCAATTCCCTCTGAATTGGGGTTATCTTCCACTCTCGTTCTAAACGGTTAGATTTTGACTTAACCACATTCCCCGTCAAGCAGATTTCTCCCTCTCTCTCCAACTCATGTAACCGCCTAGCGACTTGCATGGACTCCAAACCAGTATGGTAAGCAATACCATCCTTGCCCAAACTTCCGTGGTCTTTAAGGCATTGGATGATCTTGGTGGCGTGGGCTTTGGCAAGGTCTTTGGCAGACCCCGCAGCCACCCAACTTGTCATTGGGTCGCTATTTCTTACTCTTGGATGATTAAAAGTCGATAGTGTCATCGAAGTCCTTTGGCTTTGGTGCGTTCATATATGCCCAACCAGACCACCCACCCTCAACAATGGGCATACAGTCAAATTTGAGCATTGGGCCGTTCTTGGTCTCGATTACCGAGCCTATGCGCTGATAGCGGTTTTTCTCCTGTCCGTCTTTGTTGGTGTATTTACCTGTAATAACAGACACTTCATATTGGGTTTTAGACATTTTTAACTTTCAGATTAGTTAACTTATTCACCTTGTCATCTAACTCGGCTAGGAACTGGATAACCTCTTTCTCCAACATTGCTACATATTCGGGGTCAAACTCAACCCTTTTGACAAACAATTGAAGTTCTTGGGGTAGGCGTGGGTCGAAGGAAATGAAGTCTGCCCATTGGCGTTCACAACATCTAAGCTGCCATTGAATCTGCGGAAAATATTTGGTAGGAACTTTGTCTGCCAACAAGGTCTCGATTGCTGTATTTGATTGAGGGCATTTCACTTCAATGCACCCAAATAGAGATACGAGACCATCGGGACTTGCGCCAGCCATAGGAATTGTTGGGTGATCAACAAACCCCACAGTCTCAACCAAAACATTTGTGGCATTTTCGTAAGCCGAGATAGCCAAGGCTTCATTGGCTACCCCCCACTCGATTGCACTATTTGTAAAAGACTCTGCCTTTTGTCCTGTAAGGCGTTCACAGATCAATTGCGCCATATAGTTATCCCGACTAGCGGAGTAACCTGATTTGGTCTTGGCGATCACATCTGCCACCCGACTAGCGGTTACTTTGCCCAGACGGGCTGTGAACCAAGCATCCGAGCGTTGTTCTATTTGTTCAGTCATTTGAGTTTCCTTTTCATTAAATCTTTAGCACCAGTTACCGCCTCTAACCATTCCTTATCCGTACCCGCAGACTTGTAAGCCTCTTTAAAGCGCGTCTGGAGTTCCTCTAAGGTGGTGGACTCGCTGATAAAGGTAATGTGGTCTTGCATCTGGTTGTGGTTAGCCTTGGTCTCTTTAACCGCAGGCTTTGTAGCTGCATTGCCATCATCATCCTCGGGGGCTTGCCCTGTGGCTGCCATGAGCGAGGCTCTGCGGATGTAGGTCAAGCACGACATAAACCCTTGGGGGTCGTGTTTAGGTGAGGGAAAAAACAACTTACCGCAATCAAGCCGTTCACCTGATTCATGTAGGAAACTGGTCTCACAGACAACCCCGTCTGGGTGCTCTGTGGTTGTTTGGAATAGGAATATCCCATTGTCGTTTAAAGCCCCTATAACCGAATCAACGCAAGATGCTAGGTCAACATACTTGGAACGGAAATGAGGGTTTGTAGCGTTCTTTAGGGCGGGTGCAAAGGCTTTCTGTGCCTTGACCAATGCTGTCGCAATATTCTTCATGTTAGTTTCCTGTAATTAAGAGGGCAAAGATAAGACCAGAGACAAAGCCAGACAACCAAAAGATCGTCTGATCTACCAAGGTAGGTTTGTCGGATGTGAACGGGCCTTGAATGGCGTGTTGGATGTATTTAGAGTGTTTCATGCGTAGTCCTGTTTAGCGTAGTAACGATCAAGTGCTGCGGAGAGTTTGCTTTCTTCGCGTTCTACATGGCAAGCCTTTTCGTACTGGCGTTCAAAGTTTTGTATAACTTGATCGCGTAGCATCTCGGTGACTAACTGACCACCGATATAAGCAAAGTGAAGACTCTGCGAGTAGGGGTCAAAAAAGCAATCAACTTCTGTAAAGTCGCATATACAAGTCATGCGATCAAATTCTGCGTGTTCGTCTGCGTAGTTCATACTATCTCCAAAAGACCCTATGCGATGTGCTGTGGGCATGGCATAACTATAAGCCAACTTAACTGTTATTTTCTAGGGATAAACCCTAATACAGAATAAGTTTACTTATGTAGAATATTGGGCATGACAAAAGAACATCTTATCCGTCTGGCAGGCTCACAGCGTGATCTTGCCGACATTCTTGGTATTAGCCAAGCTGCGGTTTCGCAATGGAAGACAGTCCCCAAGGCTCGAATATGGCAATTGTTGGTTTTAAAGCCTAAGTGGTTCAAGTAAGATATATAATGGAGGCTAGGCTACCCTTAGCGGGGGAAAAGGCGATTCGTTACCGCCCTGCCATAGTTTCCTTTTGAGTAACGGCAACCGAGAACGTCAGGTTATGCACTATTACAATTTTCATATTGGTGACTACAAGTCACACACTAGCCATTTGTCCGTCATTGAGGACATTGCTTATCGCAGGCTACTGGATTTCTACTATCTTCACGAAAAGCCCATAAAGCAACAAAACATTGCTCGCCAGATTGGTATGCGTGAACACGAACAAGATGTGTTGACAATTCTTGACGAATTCTTTTTATCATCTCCAGAAGGTTTTGTTCACCCAAGAGCCGACAAAGAGATTTCTAGGTTTAAAGAATTTGCCGAGGCGGGCAAGCGTGGCGCAGCTAAAAGATGGGGGGCTAATGGGGAGGCTAATAGCCCCCCTAATCCCACCCCAATAGCAACCAATAACCATAAACCAATAACCAATAACCATATAAATACAGATATATGCCCACCTAGCGGTGAGCCAGAAGATAAAACAGGTTTACCAAAATGCTTTCACGAAGAGGTAATTGACCTCTACCACATACATTTGCCAACCTTACGCAAGGTGGAAATTTGGAACGAGACCCGTAAGGGTTATCTCAGGCAGAGGTGGCGAGAAGTGGCTTTGGAGTTATCTGCTGCCAAACCAATAACCGCCCAAGATGTGCTGAACTGGTGGGCTGAGTTTTTTACCCATATTGGCACTTCCAAGTTTCTGACAGGCAGAGTCAACGACAAGTCTGGGCGGTCTTTTGTTGCTGACCTAGAGTGGATACTAAAACCAAGCAATTTTGCAAAAATCGTGGAAGGAAAATATCATGTCTCTAACTAATTTCAAAAACAACCAAAAGCAAGATAACGGGTTTGACGAAGAGCAAAAACTTATGTGCTCTGTGCTTGGTTGCCCAAAGCGTTGGACTGTCCACCTAAGTGGTGACCGCCCTAAGTGTTCCGAGCACCAATGGGTTAAAGACCCTGCTGAATACCGCAGACCTATCATTGCACAACCAGTTAGTCGTACTGTTCAACAATGGTACGAGAAGGAGGAATTTTGAATGAGTTGGCTCTTTTCGCGGGTGCTGGTGGAGGAATACTTGGGGGAAAACTCCTTGGATGGCGAACAGTCTGTGCAGTCGAGTGGGAAGCCTACCCCGCAAGCGTATTGTGCGCCCGACAAAATGACGGATTTCTCGAAACTTTCCCGATTTGGGATGACGTTCAAACCTTTGACGGAAAACCTTGGAGAGGAATTGTTGATGTCGTATCGGGAGGCTTTCCGTGTACCGATATTTCAGTTGCAGGAAAAGGAGCAGGAATTGATGGAGAAGCCTCTGGAATGTGGCGAGAAATGGCTCGCATCATTTGCGAAGTACGACCCAAATACGCATTCATTGAAAACTCACCAATGCTTACTGTTCGAGGACTCGACAGAGTTTTGTGCGACATTGCCAAAATGGGGTTTGATGCGAAATGGGGAGTGTTGGGAGCATCAGAAGTTGGAGCAAACCACAAACGAGAAAGAATATGGATTGTTGCCAACTCCCTGCGCGAGGGATGGAAGGGGAGCAAGGTCTTTACAAGCGCAAAAAAAAGCAAGCCGTTGTGCAACAAACAGTTTGCCAGATTACTTGAGGATTCTGCAAAATTGGCAGTACCCACCAGTAGTGGTGGCGGAATACATGATGGGGTGGCCTGTCGGATGGACAGACTTAAAGCCATTGGAAACGGACAAGTGCCACTTTGTGCAGCAACCGCTTGGAGACTCTTAAATGACGAAAAATGAAGCCCATGCAATCCTTGACAAAATCAGAGACGGAATGTCCATATCTGGCGCAACTCAAGCCTTGGAACGGACAGGAGACATTCCTCGATTACTTAACCCAGCACTACGCTTTATTGGCGATGAACAAAGGAACAATCGACCATGCCAGGCACATGACCAAGTTGCTGAAGTCGGATTTTCCTACTCTGCCTACCTTGATTGTCCAACGACTGAAAGAATTGCGTGACACTAATCGTAACTTTTGAGGTCGAAGGTGACCCAGTACCGAAGGGCAGGCCAAGGTTTGCCAGACGGGGACAGTTTGTCCAAACCTACACAGATGCCAAAACAATTGACTACGAAACCCATGTAGCGATGAAAGCCAGACAAGCAATAGGCGCATCAGAGCCACTACAAGGGGCTTTAACTGTGTTTTTATACCTTCGCTATGGTGTACCTACTTCCTACGCTAAAAAGCGCAAGGAAGCCTGTTTACTGGGAGTGGAATATCCCAAGAAAGTGGATATTGACAATGTTTACAAAAGCATTACTGACGCAATGAACGGGATTGTCTACATGGATGACAGCCAGATCGTAGAGGCGCACATCACCAAGGTCTATGCTGAGACTGCTGGCGCAAACATCATGGTGCAAGAATGCGAGTAGAGTTAAACAAGGATAACGCGACCGCGGTGATGGGAAACCTTTGGCCTAAAGTCAAAGAAGCCCTAGCATCTGGCAAGCAATTAACTTTGGAGATCAAAAACGCTAGTCGGTCATGCCCACAGAACTCCAAGTATCACGCCATGATTGAGGAGATAGCCCAACAAGCCTCGCACTTGGGCGCAAAGTGGGATGCCGAGGATTGGAAACGAATGCTTGTTTGGCAATTTTGTAAAGACCAAAAACTAAACGAGGGCAAAATCGTGCCAAGCCTAGACGGGACGGGCATTGTGCAGCTTGGTCAGCAAACCCGTAAATTCAGCAAAGAGCAAGCCTCAGAGTTTGTGGAGTGGCTACACGCATGGGGTGCAGAACACGGGGTGACTTATGAACAATAAGCCAACAAGCAAAGAACGCGATCACATAACAAAAATAAAAGAGATGAACTGTGGCGTATGTAATGCGTCTGCCCCAAGTGACGCACACCACATCGTCCAACATGAGCAATATCTTTGCATTCCGCTATGCAAAGATTGTCATCAAGGGGCGTTTAACGGAATACACGGACAGCAAAGAATATGGAAGGTTTATAAAACAAATGAGATGACAGTATTGAACGAAACGATAAGAACCTTGCTAAAATAAAGATGAGCAGTTGCCTTTGGGGGGTGCTCTCCCCCACCTTTTTAGGATATATATGGCTTACGAAAACCAAAAAGATGTTGCAGACTTCATAAGCACATTACTCCACTCGGGAACTGTTACCCACTTCATGCACTTGTCCACCACCGATCTAGGTGTGCATAAAGCCTTGGGCAAATACTATCCCCAGATCATTGAGTTAACCGATAGATTTGCAGAAGCCTACTCAGGGTGTTACGAGCGCATTAAAGATTTCCCAGAAAACTTCCATAATGCTAAAGACCCAATGAAATACATGGTTAGCATACAAAACTATGTAATAAAAAACAGAAAAGCAATGCCTGATGAGAGTCAATTGCAAAACATTGTTGACGAAATAGCGGAATTGATTGACAGGACGATCTATCGTTTAGGGTTGCAATGATCAGAATCTTTGCAGGCTACGACCCTCGGGAGGCTATTGGGTATCATGTTTTTACCCAATCCTTAATAGAGCGCACCTCAGAGGCGGTGGCGATCACGCCTTTTTTTGGCAAGCAAAGAGACGGGTCAAACACATTTATCTATCAAAGATTCCTAGTGCCTTACTTCACAGGGTTTAGAGGTAGGGCGATATTTATGGATGCAAGCGATATGCTGATGCTTGCCGATATAGCCGAACTGGACAAGTTATTTGACCCCACTAAGGCGGTACAAGTAGTTAAGCACAATTACTTTACCAAGCACAAAAGGAAATACATCGGCACAGCGATGGAGTCCAAGAACGAGAACTACCCGAGAAAGAACTGGTCGAGCCTGATACTGTGGAACTGTGAGCATCCTGACAATAGGGTGCTAGACCCTGACTTTGTGGATGACCATACAGGAAGTGAACTGCACAGATTCGAATGGCTCAAAGACGATCAGATCGGTGAGTTACCACAAGAGTGGAATGTATTGGTGGGTGAGGACGATCAAGATGCAAAGATCGCGCATTACACTTTAGGCATCCCAGAGTTTGAGCATTACAAGAACTGCGCCTATTCTCAGGAATGGCACAAAACCAAGTCAAGAATGCTTAACGGACTGATCAACATGAAGGAAAACGCTTATGCCTAGCGTTGTTAACACTAAATGCTTATGTCTGAAACTAAAGTAGTTAAAAGTAGGAAGAAAGCAGGAGGGCGCACATCAGGAACGCCCAACAAGACCACACAACAGGCAAGGGAGGCGATTGCTTTGTTCGTTGATGGTAATGCACACAGATTAGCAGAGTGGCTAGATGCGGTCGCTAATGGCATCCCTGAGGCAGATATAAAACCCAACCCTGCAAAGGCATTTGAGTTATTCCAAAGCGTAGTGGAATACCATGTACCTAAACTTGCTAGGACAGAGATAACAGGCGCAGATGAAGGCGCAATCGAAATGGTGATTAAGTGGGAAAGCGCGAAGTAATCATTCCCTACTCTCCGAGAGAGGCATTCATGCCCTTTCACCAAAGGACGGAGAGATGGTCTTGTCTGGTGGCACACCGAAGGGCGGGTAAGACAGTCGCAGCTATCAACGATTTGATACGCAGAGCATTGACCGAGGGTGGGGTGAGAGCACAGTACGCTTATATAGCCCCGTTCAGAAGCCAAGCCAAGTCGGTAGCGTGGGATTACCTAAAGTTCTATGCCCAACCCGTAAGTAAGAGCACCAATGAGAGCGACCTAACAGTCGAACTGGTCAACGGGGCAAAGATCAGACTATTTGGCTCAGACAACGCAGATGCCATGCGTGGACTCGGATTTAACGGGGTATACCTAGACGAGTACGGAGACTTCAAGC